ACTGTCTTTTTTAAAGTTGAAACTATAATCGCGAATTCAAATTGTACACTTTCCGAAATCGAAAAGTACATTTTCTACAAAAATACAAAAGCCCTTTAAAAGATGTTTAAAGGGCTTTTAAATTAATCCTGCTTGTAGATCATAATATCATCATATTTATGCTGATAATTGACCGGGTTCTCTCTGGTGGTGGTCGTTGACCACTTGAAAGGATTAGAAACAAGTGTGGTGGTCTCAAACCGTTCCATAAGTTCGACGATGCTTGATTTATTTGAGGTGAAATAAAAGTATTTCGAGCCTTCCAGTAGCTCCAAAATATCAAGGTAGTCCTTAAGCTTCCAATACTTATCACTTCCATAAGTGGCGGTGTTTGTGCTTAGGTACGGTGGATCAAGCAGATAAACCGTATTGTCGCTTTTAAACTGCTGATAAACCTCTTTATAATCCTTGCTTACAACTTCAAGTCCTTCTAAATATCCCACGGCTTGAGTTATATCAGACTTTCTTACCGTGTTGTACATTGTAGCGCTGCTCAACTCTTTAAAGCTTGTAGCATATTTACCTGAGAAGAGTATCGAGCTTGACAACGTGATGTAATCTAAATACCCAAACGTATTCTCGTGCGTTTTTACGGCTTCAATTATTCGCTTCTTTATGTCCGTTGGGATTTTACTTTGACGTGGCACACGGGCAGTAATTTGCCGCAATTTAGCAAGCAATAAGTTGGTTTGAGGTATCGCTTTTAGCCGTGCGCTGAAGTTGTCAAAATCATTATAGATCACTCGTGCTTCAGGATGCACGTCCTTTGTTACTCGACTGAGCAAGCCTGAGCCACCAAACAGGTCTACGTAAATAGCATCTGCCGGGAATTTCTTTAAAGCCTCGCTGTACTCTTTTACAAAATTTCTTTTTTGCCCCTGAAACGGCAAGGGCGCCGATTTAAATTTCTGCATTGTTATTAGTGTTTGATTGATGAATGTTTATTTTTGTCGCTCTGACCATTTAAACACGAAAAGCCACAAAGCAACCGGAAAGACTTATGTCCTCCAGTAGCCTTGTGGCTCGTGTTTTTAGAATGGTCAGAGATTTTAAAATGCTGGAGGACTCTTTTTAACCGCTCCTCCGTAGGGTTTATCGGTTCATATGATTATATAGCCAATATTGACCGTCGTATACAAAATGAGCCGTATCGCCTCGGCCTCCACCTACATAAATGGTTGATTCTTGTCCTGCTTGAAGCATTCGTCTGTCAGCAGATTTTACAGCAACCGCAGCATCATTTATTCTTCTAATCTCGATGTGTCTGCCTACTTCAGGGCTTCTGGGTAAATAAACAGTTATAGTCTGTGTATTGTAGCAAGACACAAAATGATCGCGGCTCGTTAGTGTTACCGACGTCGATATTCTACGCGTATTATAATGCATAGAGCTGCTTAAGTACAATCCGTTTGCTCCTGTGATTTTCAGACCACCAACAAATAAACCCGCTAGACCTGTACCTGTAGGAGCATAACCGGCAATAGCTGCACTGTCTCCATTTTTTGCTCCAGCATATTTCGCATAGATTGAAGCCCTACCAGAAGCCCCGGGAGCATCAATATATATACCCGACCCATCAGTACGCATTCCGTTACCTGTTATAGTTGATTGTCGTTCATTGTTCGGGTTACGGGCTTTTAAGCCTGCAAGGCGCTGCTGTACAAAATTCTCGTCAACTTGATCATCAAGTGTCGTTACGTAATTACCATCTTCGTCAAAAAGCGTTACTGCATTGGTCGCCTCTGTAATCTCAACCCGTCTGCCTTCATCTCGTGTACGTAAATTTCGCACGGTCAAATTACCTATTGCAGCAGTATCGGCTAAAATCAGACTTGATACTAAAACGCCCTTAAGGGTTAACTTGCCCTCTTCTGTGACGTTGAAGTCTAGCGAACTATCCTCATTGCCGATTTTGAACTTACCTTCACTTAAATCAAAGAAATTTAAACCGTCAAGACTTTTGATGCGTCCTGTGGTGATGGTATCTCCATTTATAAAAGTCATCCCGTTTGTAAAGTCAAAATCACGACGTCCATCTGTAACAGGATATAAAACACCCAAATTAAATAAGTATTTGCCGGCTTCAGCATCTACACGTTGTGGCTCCTCGCTTATCGTCCATTCTCCGGTTAAAGAAGTGGTTGAGCAACGCGCATAAACATAATAAGGCTTAACAGGATCGAGATCAGGAAATACAACAGGGTCTATGTTCCAAACATAGCCCAGCTCTTCTATTTCTATTTCATAGTGTGCCAACTGACCGCCGCTTATGCTTAGGGTGTTTGCATTGCCATCAGCATTGGCCTCAATGCTTACCCCTATAAGGCCGAAGTTTTGAGACTTGGCACCTACGCTAAGCATCAAGGTCTCAATACTGAGCGGCTTGATATTTTCAGGATCAAAGTATCCGTCCGGGTCAAAGATCAAGTCCTGAAGGTTTCTAAAACGTAAAGCGGAACGTCTGGCCAGTTCTATACGTTCACGATCTACGTCTCGTATTTCGGTACGGTTTTCTACAGCATTGGCCACAAGGCGCTCTTGAATGGTATACGGAATGCTATCAGCAATCACTGCTGTAACCGCATCAGGATTCACAAGAGGATAGCTTACTTCTACAACTCGTATTTTTGCATCAACGCCAAGCTGTGCATCCAGCACACCCACAATATTACCAACGTGCAAATCTATGCCGCGTTCGCGTACATACTTTTCATCCAGATTAAGATCATACATCACACGAGGTGCGCTGTTTTCTTCTAAATAAGTCTGTGTTTGGGTTTGCAGTTCTGCCTCAGCTGCTATGATATAAGCCTCCGGCATTTTGATATCAACGAGCGTATATTCGTCACCCGCCTCAGGGTAGTTCAAATCATTGGGCAACGTGTAGCCGTTCTCTTCAACAAATGGATTAAAGCGAATTTCTTTGTCTGGATGACGGTAGTATTCAATCTCAAATTCATAGCCGGCAAGTGTACCTGTCTTAAAAACGATTTTCGCTACGGTTCCTTCCAGAAGGTATTCATTTACATTAAAATTAAGGTCTGTGTCCTTAATGATCCGGCGGTCTTCAGCATCAATGCCGGTGACGGTACCAGTGCGTTGTGGGTAGACCTCGTCAAAAGTTACCGAACCTTCACGCACGCCATATAGCTCCGTATTTTGCTCAAGATAGCGGTCTTCAAATACGAGACGTGTTGCACCGTCGCGATAGTCCTGGTCGAGATTTTTTCGTGCACCAAAGCCATATACACGTGTTACTACATTCTTATCGTCAATGCGATTGCGCTGTAAGTTATAAAGACCTTTGCCGCGCCCGTATTCAAATTGTAAGGTGGTCTCGGCGCCTACGGTTTTTTGCAAATAGATGCCTTTAGCCACGATGCTGAATTCCATCCCAAAAGCCTCTGCAATTTGCGTTAATGCTTCTCGGCAGCTGGTATCAGAAAATGACAGCGTTTGTGCCGTTGCATCTTCTACATTCTCAATATACCAACCGGCATCGATGCTATTGATGTTGGTTAATAGCAATTCAAGAAAGAGCTGCGGATCACCGTGGTAACTAAATGAGGCCTGCCCCTCATCCATAAAGATTTTATTATACAAACGGTAAACTTCACCTTCAAACTCGATAACATAACGATAGGTGAAGTTATTGATCTTCTCTAGGCTTGGAGCTGTATTAATATAATACCGCTCATTGAGCCACTCGATATAGTCCCCCAACTGTATGGCCAGCGGAGCGTGAGCAATACTATCTGCAACGATCTTATGCTCACCCATAAGTTTATGAGTGAACACCGTGCGATCGTCTAGCGTAAGCTTACCGACTTCCTGAGCGTTGCGATAGATACTTAAATTCATTGTGTTTTAGTATTGGTGATCTGGGTCTCCAGTTCTTTTATTCGTTTTTGTTGCTCAAGACTTGATTTACTAAGCGTTTCGACCTCTTGAGCATGTGCGTCAAATACATTTAAATAATACTGAGCTTCACGACCGGTAAAAGCCCCGTTTTTTCCTGCTTGGTTTAATGCGTTTGCGATAATTTCTAAGTGATTCATTTTATTGTTTTTTTCAAATTCACTAATTTTTGTACTTACTTATTCATAGTTTCAATCTCTGCTATAAAATCAGTAATTTTATTCAATTCTTGTAACGGGTATTCAGTAGCCTGTGCTGTAGCCTTATCTACATCGTCAACTATAAAAGATGAGCTACCTATGATTGTGGTATTTTCAGTTGCTAAGTGAACTGATTTAATCTTAATTCCGTCGTGTATTATGATTATTCTCATGGTGTATAAATGTCTTTGCCGTTACCAAGTTCATTTAAAACAGTAACAGTCATGTTATATTGATTTACTAACACATATATAGCCTGCATTGGGCTTGTTGGTGTTCCATTAGCTGACCCTTGAATGTAACCTGTAGGTGCTTCATAGGTTCCAGAAGGTCTAGGGTTGGTATTTAGATTTAAGTTTGTGTTGACCAACTGGTAATCCAACCCTCTTAAGTATGTGCTACCCGTCATAGCATTAGTGGATTCTACGACAGAATAGAAATTTTCAACGTGAGTATTTATTCTACTTTGAGTTTGCCAAGACCAAGACTGAAAACGATTTAAATTTAGTGTGCCAAACCAAGTAGGTACAGTTACTTCTAAATCTGTATTTTTTGAAAGTTGTAAATGTGATAAGGAATTAGGTAAAGGGTTATTACCGTAAAACTTTAACTGTGGGAAATCTTGCCCATTTCCAAAATCACCAAAATAAAGACTATCTAAAGCTGTTAAATTGCCTAAAAAAGAAGGTAATGACCCTCCAAAACTATCTCCTCTACCTAATATTAGTAACCTTATAGTGGTGTTTATTTCAGTTGTTATAATATCTAAGTTAAAACTATTAGATACAGCGTTAAAACTTGTTATAGAAGAATCTTCTAAAACTCTAACAATTTCTGAATCAGGTAAACTTGTTGAGTTACTGATAGATAAGCTACCTTTCCAGTTAGATAGATTATTAGAAAATAAAAAGCCTGATGTATTTTGACCCGAAAAACCAATTTCACCAGTAATATCTTTATGGAAATCTGGTATTCGTGTGTCTATTTTTGTACTAGATAAATCAAACCCATTTAAATTAGGTAACTCATTGGAAAAGAATCTATCTAGTTTAGATTCTGAATTTGTTCCGCTAAGAGTTACTGCACTGTTAAGGTTTACATATTCTAAACTATTTGAGTTCAGTATAAATTCCGGTATACCTACAGAAAATGAAAATCCTAACCCTCCTAAAGTTAAGTTTTTACAAAAAACTTTATCAAAATCACTTCCTAAACTATCTAGATTTTCTGATCTAAATATTGATAAACTATCTAGATTTCTAAACCTACCAATCGCACTTGGTAATTCTCCTAATAACCCAGTATATCTTAAATTAAAAATTAATAAATCTTGGAACCTTGGGAATCGTATTTTTATTTTTCGAGTAACTGGGTAATTATCATCAATTGGAACACTTGGGTCAATATCATCAAAAAAATATATGGGATAATTATAGAAGCCAATTTCACTATAATCTGCCCTTGTAGGATTTGGTGGTAGTTGATTATTTGCTGTCTTAGCCAACCTCATCTTAAAGTCTGTGCTCTCTTTAAAAGGATATTCGTGTTCACCAGTGCCATCAGCGTAGTCTATAAATATTGAGCCAGATTTTCCGAAAATATTGGTACATTCAAAAACAGAAAATGCGAAATTGTAGTTACCACTTAGAGAAGGAAAATGCGTTCCATTTACCTCTAATTCTAAAATCAAACTTCCTGTATTTCTACATAAAAAAATTCTGTTACCTACTTCAACTAAATCATTATTAGTTGTAGGAAATCTATCTATACTATTAATTGAAGCTGCCATTATATTACAGGTAAGATTTGCCAGCCATTAGTATTGTGAAATACAAGCCAGTCGTTATTATCATCACTCATTTTCTCATATCTAACATATCCATTAGAAGTATTTCTACAGATAATTTCAGAACCTTGAACATATCCATTAGCCGTAGTATATCCTTGTGTATTTAGCTCACCACAGGTAAGATACTCTGATGTAGTTTCATCAAATTCTTTACCTATCATAATAGACCTAGAGGTATCATCTTTTAGTACAACTTCTTCTACAGCTGATTTTTTTAGGTATGTACCGTCTTTAATTCCCTCAAGCACCGTTCCCGCGGTTGTTCCGAAATTCTTGTTGAAAGCTTGATTTTTTGTGAATGTAGGCTCGTAAGCACTTAACGCGCTGGTAAGCGCAAAATCAGGTACTCCCGTAATTTTTGAAAAAGCTAATGATGTAATCCAAGTGGGGTTTGCGTAGGTAGCTGTAGTTGATACTTTGTCGGCTAGGGCATCTGATAAACCGGTAATTTTTGAAAGCGTCAGGCTACTTATCCAAGAAGGGTTGGAGTAGCTTGCTGATAACTTAGGGTAAAAGCTTTCATAATCCGTCTCATTAGCAACGATATTACCCAAACGCCCAAATACCGTTGTGACGGCGTCACTGTTATCTACTTTTTTCCATACCGCACCATCGCTAATGATCCAGTCTCCTGTATTATATTCAACACCTTCATAGACGCCTTCAACTTCCACTATAAAAAAGCAGCTATCAACGGGTAGACCCTCATATTTTTCACCCGTGCCCCAAATACCGTTAGCTGCTGGAAGCTCAGGAATATTTGTTTCTGCATTCCAAGTACTCACATACTTTACTTGTCCTAGAATAGAATCAGGTAACGCTCCTATACGCACCTTTCCGTTTTCATCCAGACCCGTAACACCCAATGGTTGATCTATTTCACCACGACGTAGGACACTGTCAGGAATACGGGCGTCTGCAAATACTCCACTTGTTATTTTAGCGGCATCCAAATTAGGAATATAACCTAACCCTATTTTGACGTTCTCATCAAGTGGAGTAACACCCAGAGCTGCGCCTTTTTGATTGGTTGGGATATAGTTACCCAATTCTCCAGATAAGCCTGTAATTTTTGAGGCAGGCAAATCAGGTATGCGATTAACACTAAATACGCCGCTTGTTACCTTCGATGCTGGCAAATCACCTATACGTGCAGCTGCAAAATTGCCGCTCACGATCTTAGCCGCATCGAGATCAGGTATTATACTACCGGCAATCATACCGCTAAGTTTTGACGAACTGAGCGAACTAGCAGCAGTTAAATAACCAGAGGGATTAGAATTAAGCGGGTAATATCCTTGTGCAATTTGCGTAGCTGACAAAGCAGACGAAGGCAGTGCTCCCAACTTGCTACGCTCGCCAGCAGTCATATACTTAGCATTTACTCCTTCACTAAGATCATCAGTAGTAAGTGCCTTCAGAATTTCACTAACGTCTATATACTCAGGCTGCTCGTTGTCAATATTCCCCACCAATAGCTTGTCATTGCGCTTAAGGGCGGTACGGTAGGCCATTCCTTTCCAGAATCTTTTATCCATTACGCGTATATTTTAATCAGTTCGTATAAGTTGGTCACTATCTTATGGTATTCATTATCTAGCAGGTAACCAGTTTCAAGAGGCTTGCCGGTTTGTTTGCTCATAAGCGGCACCGTCACTTCACACATTGCAAAGTCACTAGCCACTTTTATATTTCGGGTTTCAACACCTTTAATGTTGAAACACTCCCGCGGGATGCCATCTACATTTACAAGGCGCATACCGGGAGCAGCAAGTAGCTTGTGCAGCTGTTGCACGTGCTGCGCGAGTAGTGCATAGCTGTCAGCGTAGAATACCAGCACAGCTTCAAACTCGTGTGCGCTTGCCGGTGTGATCTGGTAGCCTTCGGTTTGGTAGAAGGTCACGTTTTGCGACTTCGGTTTAGGGAGCGTTAAATTGTCGTTTAAACCGGTTACAAACGCGCCGAAAACTTTGAGCGAAACACCATCGATATGGTGCGCGGCACTTTCGGTACCACTTAACAAATTGGCTGCAAAAGTCACCACCGGTTCTCTAAAGGTGATACGTATGGCCAGCCAACCCAATTGCAGGTGTTCGGCTTCGATCTGGTCATTAATATAAACCTCAAACGAACCGTAAGGCGTTGCCAGCGTCACCAGATCGTCGTAAGCTTTTACAGCATCGTAAAACTCAGCAAGGCGGGTGTATGCCTGTTCTTTGGTTGTGGCTACTACATAACCCGAGAAAACAAGATCCCGACCACCATGGCGTATTTCGCTTGCAAGCACATAAGGTTCTACACCTTCCTCACCCGTCCAGTCGTGAAAGGTTTTGCCAAGACGTGCGGGCATATCAAGCTGTCCACTTAACGCGATATTACTACCGTCTATACGCCCGGCGGTGATGCCATAGGTCTCAAATGCTATGTTGTTTATGCTGTACATTATCCTCCGGGTTTTCCTAAGTCACGACCAGAAGCCGACTTGGTTTGTTTTGAAATAGTTTTAAGCTCAGCCACCGCATACATTACCTGTATTACAGTGTTGCGGGTGTTTTCTTCTATGAGTGCGTTGCTGGCCATTATGCTCATCGTAGCGTCGCAACACTTTTGCTCCATTGCAAACCAGCGCTCAGAAAGCTGAAAATGCTTTTTTGTGATATCATACTGCCCACGGAAAAGACCGGTTAACTCGCTTGCGGTCTCTTCGGTCATCTCGCGGCGTATTGCACCTTGTAGGCCGCTTGCCGCAGCTGAATCACTAGAACCAAAGCCCTCGTAACCTGCTGCCTGCAACTCGTCGTCAAAAATTTGCATCGCCTCCATTGCTGCATCAAGGCGCGGCGTGATCTGGTCTGAAAAGCGCTTAATGTCATCAATCCAGTTTTGATCACCACCCACGCCCATTGAGGCTTCCATTTCTTCCTGAAGCGAATTAAAGAACTGGCGGAACTGCTGGTTGATTAAGTCCTGCATAAAGATGTTGAGCAATACGCGGTTGATACTCTGTCGAAAATGCTCTGCGGCATCCTCACCGGTGCGAAATGCGTCCTGTAATGAAGTGCTAAGCTGACTACTAAGATCACCGGCAAAATCGCGAATGATACCGCGCATTTCTTCTAAAGCCGCTTGGTATTCTTGCAGCGACTCCCGGGCAGTGTCAAGAAGCTCCTTAGTCGTTTCTTCAGTAATCCTACCGGAAGCATCCAGCAGCTCAAAAAAGTCCATCCACTCTGCCGAAGTAAACCGTGCCACATCTTGAGCGGTTTTTCCCATTTTATTTAGGATATCTTCAACCGCATTAGTGGTATCAATAAAAGCATCAAGGCGGGTGCCGTTTGAGACGTCTCCATACCCTAAACTGTTATCGCCAGTTATAAATCCTAAAACCTCATTAAGGTTAAAATTGTATTGTTTATCCTTTGCACCAATACCAAAAAAACCGCTGGTTCTTCCGGTTCCTTCCACTAAAGCTCCTGAAGCTAAAGCCGCGATACTGTCCTCCATTGTGGCTAACATTTCAGCCTGTTGGCGCACAGCCGACGCATAATCGTCTTTATAATACGAGTCAAGCAAAACATTTGCCTCGCGTATCAATTCATTACGCTCTCGGTGTATCTCATTTAGCTTTTGCTCAACTTTAATGCGTTCTAGTAACGACTCGTTAATTTGCTGTTGGGCTTCAAGTTCCTTATCTCTATTTAGCCATTGTACCGCTTTATTTAATAGGTTGTAGGCAGTGGTAAATAGCCCAATCATACTGGTGATTTTGGTAAGGCCACTCGCGGTGTCATTATTCATTACCTGAAGCGCATTACTCAACAGGCCAACAGTATTTGCAATGTCATCAACGATATCACCAAATACGCCCCCAATAGAGTTACCCACTTCCTGAAACATATAAGCAAGCTCTCTAAGTCGAGTAGCTTGGCGGTCAGAACCGCCTGCTTCTAAGGCATCAATCTGCTTGTTAATTGTAGCGATGATCTCGGTACTGACTTTGCCTTCCCGCTCAAGCGCATTGACCATTTCTCGGGCTTTAACTATAATCTGTTGAATAGCCTTTTCACCCATCCCACGTATATCTCCATAAAGCGCCTTGTAACGCTCGTCTACTTTGATCTGAGCAAGATCAAGTTTGTCAAGCTCAGCCTGAAACTCTCGATCGAGTTTATCAGCATCAAAACCGCGGTTGTCTTCTTGTAGTGCTTGGCGTATCTCGTTATAGCGTTCTACAATTTTTGCACGTTCTTGTTCATAGCTCAAAAAGTCAGAAAGCAGCGTATCAAGATGCTGACTTTGTCTTTTTTGCTCAGCACTCAATTGCTCATCCAGTAAGCGCATACGTTCTGCTTGACCTCCTGTAGCGGTACCGGCATCTACTGCATCAAATGCATCCTTATTGCGATCTACAACATCTTTTAAATATGAAGCATAGTCTTCAAATGCTCCTAGTTCGTTTTTGTAGCGCTCCTTAGCTTTTTTGGTACCAAAGAGTTTGCGGTACTCTTCAAATTCACGATACAGCTCTTTTTGCGTCTCAAGTTCCTTTTTGAGTGATCGGGTGTCTTGTTTGTAAATCAGATCTGCTTCGGCAGTTTCTTGAAGGGCACCCAGCCCAGTAAGATCAATTTTAGCCTTTGCATTTTTTGGGTCAGCATTAAACTCCTCGATCAATGCACGCACTTTTGCAAACTTATCGCGCAGGGCTTGCAGCTCTTGGGCATCCCGATCCAGTTGCTTGCGTGCATATTCTCGGTCAAGGTCTGCAATCTTCTCAAGCAGCTTTTTACGCTCGTTAATTTCTTTTCGAAGGGGGTCTGGGTTACCATCCTCATCAGTTAATCCCGCAGCTTTTCTAATTGCAGCAGCACGCTCTTTAAGTTTTGAAACTATATCATCACCTTTTTTTGCAATCTCGTCAGCTTCCTTCTCCAACTCGTCAAGCTCGTCGGCCAGAACCTTCTGACGAAAGGCGGCACTATTAGCTGCTAGGTTGGTAAAATTACCTTGAGCTTGTGAAGCTGTTGAAACCCCTTTTGCACGAGCCTCAGCCTCTTCTTTTTGTTTTGCTGCTATCTTTTCCTCTGTCTCAAATTGCTTTAGAGCATTATCAGCAAGCTGCTTGGCTGCATCAGCGGCGGCAAGGGTAGCAGCGGTCTTGTATAGCATTGCCTCAATGTACGCGGGTGATTTTTCGACCACAATACGTTCAGCCTCGTTTAGGTCTTGGGTTTCAGTAGTAACCTTACCTAATGTTTTATTAAACTGATCCAGAGCCACTTTTTTATCAATAACTCCATCTTTAGCCAACTTGATGTTCGACCGTAACTCGATCAGGTCTTTAATAACCTTTTGATACTCGTTAGATTCGTAGGCTTTATTGAGCGCTTCAACACTTTTGGTATGCTCATCAATAGCGGTACGACCTTTGAATAACTCACTAAAGAAATTGGCTATTTCCTTACCATAAACGGTAACTAGCGTAATACCTAATGACAAGGCAACATTCCAGCTAAAAAGGTTACCAATAACACTTTTCCAAACCGGCACCCCTTTTTTACCACTGGCGACCAATTCGTCGTTTTCTTTTCGGAGGCGACCAATCTCATCGGCGAGAATGGGGATGTTGTTGGATAGTGCCAAGAACCCGGTTTGGGCAGAATAGGTAAAGGCGGGAAGTTCGCGGGTGATCTGGTTGATTGAATTCCCGAGGCCGTTAAACGTGCTTTTTGCTTTGGCGGCTTTTTTAGCCGGTACATCCAAACCCGGAGTCGCTTCCAAAGCTTTGAGCTTTGCCAATAGATCATTGATCTCTGCCTGACTCAATTCGGCCTCCTGCCCAATCTTCTTAAGGTAATCGCGTACCTTTTGGGCTTCGGCTTTTGCCTCAGGTGAGTTGATCAAAAACTCAATGTCTATAGGGTCAATTCTTTCCACCTTTTTTGATACGGTTAAACAGGCCTGCGCCTGTGTCTTCAATTACTTGGTCTTCTTTTTCAACGTGCTTAAATCCGGCACGATCTGCCATCATAAGCAGGAGGTTTGCTCGGGAAACTTTCCACAGCACATAATGCCACGTCCAGCCGGTTTCCTTTATAATCTGGTATAATAATCCCCAAGGGCTATGTAAGCCGGTTTGCTTTAACTCCCCTGATTGTTCTGACCCAGATTCGGAGTCGTCAGTTTCATCTTGCGAACCGATCTGGTAGTACTCATAAAATCCGCGGTACCACCGTAAATTAGCAATGCGGTGGTGAGTGCAAAAAGTTCACGCGGTTTGCAATGCCATCGCAGGTACCACGCTAATAAGCGCGTAAAGAGTTTGCCACTCCAGTAGCCGTTAAGAATGGCACAAGCCACCGCTTTGCTTATGCTTTTACCGTGTAGGCTCATCAATGCCAAAGCCTCTTCTGTGCTGGTATTTTCCAGCTTATGATCTTTAAGGCCGGTGCTCAGGTAATATGCAGCCACGCGGTACATGGTGCCCTCATAAGGAGAGGTGAGCTTCAGCGTTATTGTGCGCTTACCAAACCATCTTAGAAAAAAAGGGGCGGCAACTTTTACCTTGACGCCCCTATGTAGGATGGTTTGAGCAGCGAGATGCTCCGTTGCCGGATTTTCTTTATGCTCGGTTTTCATTACGCTTCAATTGGTTCTACCATATCAAATGCAGCCAAACCGTCAACCAATGGCTTAAGAGCCATAATAGTCACATCAACAAGCGCAATACCGTTACGGCGCACTTGGTGATTGATTCGTGCATTTACACGCCCACGAGGTATGATGATCTTGTAACCATCTTGGGTTTCAAATTCAAGGCGTTTCTCAACGTGAAGGTTTTCTGAAGGACGGCTCCACGTTTTGGAAGTTCCGGCAACGGTTACCACTTCACCGCCACAAAGCAGGGCAAGTGTATCTACGCTGGTGTCCATAATCTGGAGCGTTGCAGAAATTCTACCTTTCTCGGTGAACTCCATCACCGGGTCTACGTCCATCTCATTGTAAACAGGGGTTGAAGTACCTTCCTCCTCAACAATGTTGAACGTGTCACGATAGACGTCGTCTTTCAGTTCTGTAGGGCTACCGGCACCCAAGCCGTCTGCCTCATTAATGTCGTCGATTTTAAGGCTCGCGAGACCATATCTATACTTTGGCATTGCTTAGTCTTCTTTAGGGTTAGTAATTGCTTCTTTACGGGCTGCGATAGCCTCGTGAACGCCTTTGCGGTTGTCACCTTCCTTTTCAAGAGTTGATAACTTCTCAAGTGCTTCTACTTCCTCAAGGGTTTGCAGGCGCTCAGTAGTTTGGCTAACGTTGCCGTCAAGGATCGCCTCCAGTACATTGTCTTCTGTGGTATCGTCACCTTCTGCGTCTGCGTCAGTGTCGTTTGCTTTTTGCGCAGCTGCCGCCGGACTATCAGGGTTCACCGTATCTTTTACCTTTGCAGCTTTGGCCACTTTCTGGGCGTTGTCTGCAAAGCTCTTATCAGGATCAGCGTCTGGAGTCTGCTCTTTGGCTTTACCGTCACGCTTGATGCTTGCGATCTTTTGATCTTTAGAGCGCTGTGCGTGGCTTTCGGCTGCGTGTAAGTCACGAAAGGCCTGACCATCGGCAGTGATGTGTAGCTCTTTAATTTCCGGGTTGCGTGCGAATATTGATTTCGCGATTTCTTCTGGTTTCATACTAAAATGGTATTTTGATTTTGAAATAGGTTAAAGCGGCTTTAAAGCCTAAATAAACAAGGGTCAAACCGCCTACCCAAGCCAAGAGCTTGACCAAAAACGGCACGTACTTTTCAGGCACATTCTCCACGGTTTCAGTTTTCTCAAGTCGATCGCGCAAGGTGTTGATGGTGGTATCTCGCAGCTCAAGCTCCAGCAATAGGGAATCAATCTTACAATCTACTGTTAGGCTATCACCTTGCAATCCTATCGCTGCCATTACACGGTTGCGCGTCTCGGTGATGTAAAGCGCTTTGCGCAGCTCTGCAATGGTCGTGGTTAACCTGAGACTGTCTCCCGGAACCTTAACCAGCGTGTCGCGTGGTACTACAGTTACGGTGGTCACCGTGCTATCGCGTACCGTTGTACTTTCGGTTAGCGTAGCCTTGCTTTTACAGCCTCCAGCTGAAAGGATCAACAATACGGTAACCAAAGCCAAAGCAATGCGGGCGATCCAGCGTATTACAATGTGTTTTTTCATATCTGTTTAAGTTGAAAATGCATTCCGTCTTTACGTTTCCAGTTGCCGCCCCAATCAAAGCCGGCATCAGTAAAACACTTAACCAGCTCTTTACTCATTTGCGGTTCTTTTCCCAAACCATTCCACGCGGCGTTGATGTCAATCGCAATTGCCCAGGAATGAAGTGACCACGTTTTGCCACCACGCACTAAACGCACATTAAAGCAGCCGTCCCAAGTCTTGACCTCGTCCTGAAGGCAGTTTGAAATGATATTCCAAAAGGCATTTTCAAGCGGTGCTATGAGATCGCGGTTACAATAGATTTTATTAGGTATTACCGGAAGCTCGCGGTTAATTGCGTCAGGTACATCCCAAAGCGTTAACCATTTGCGCTCCATAGCCGGAGTGGGTTCGCCGTATTTATGTATGCAATCTGTACTGCCTACCATTTGTCAAATAGTTTTGAAGCTTTCTCGATCAAGCCGGTGCGTATGGCTACCGACACCTTATCAATAAAGCTGTAAAAGCTTGGTTTTTTACCAAAGCGTCTCAACTGGTTCTCGCCAATGCTGTGCAGGTCAAAACTGATCACCACAAAGTAGAATGCGATTATTGCAAACAGAAACCCATCATAAAGCCAAGTGAGACCTACCAAAAGAAACAAGAGGCAAAACACGGTTAAGATGCTTGCTATAAGTATTACGCCGGCAAACTTCCAGACGCTGCTCCACAGCTTATCGCTTTTCATATAGCCGCGGGGTGATCCCGTTGATATTAGATGCTCTTTTGCTGAGGCTCGTGTTCCGGTATAGAAGTCGGCAATACTCACCAGTATGTATAAGATCGTAAGGACACCAAAGGCCAAAAGCGGCATTGTCATATCCTTAAGGCTGATGTCTCTCGTTAACTCAGCAATCAACTTTTTTGCACCAAATGAGCCGGGCAAAACCAGTACGACAAGCGCGCCGTCCTGATAGGTAAATGCTTTTTTGACCAGACTAAACACCAGTGTTGTAAGTTGATTAGAGGTTTGCATAGTGTAGATTAGCCCAGCCCCGTGAAGGGCTTGGGCTAATTATATTTAGGCTGTTTTACCTTGACGTAGTAAGGCAATACCCGCATAGTCTGCACGTCTTGCCCGACCACCAGATCGAACTAAGAAGGAATATAGATCACCGTAGTACTCTGGCGCGCCCGGCTGCTCAAAAGCAACTACACCTCCAAAGGCATATTCTACAGCATCTTTATACCAAAATAGTGATGCCTCATCGTCTGTTGCGGCACCTACCGCACCCGGAGCATTTAATGCACCCGCAGCGGTTACGCTGGCTACAGTTGAACGGCTCATGATGTTCCAGCCTTGGGCTTTAAGAATAACCCCCATACGACGCTCCTCTTCGGTTACGTTTTGCATATAAGTTGCGGTTACAACACTATCCGCAGGGAAACACGTGGCAAGATCGGTAGGCGTTAAAAGCGCATACATTTGACCATTATACCAGCGCTTTTTGGTACGGAAATAGGTCTGCATGCGTTGTAGGTCATTTAAGCTCATCCCTTTTCGAGTTCCCGTTGCACTTGGTGCGCTGGCAGGTACATCGGCGCCGGTAGCAGTTAATAAGTTACCAGCTGGCAAGCTTGTTGCTCCGTAAGCTCCATAAACAGGAGACTTTAACCAGTTTTGAATGGTTTCTTCAGCTACCGTTTCTACAAGCTTGTCGCGGTCTTCGCTCAATACACTATTACGCTTATCGTAGCTCAGCTCTTGCGTGTCAGCGTGTGGAATAACTACAGGATCAGTAGTGTACTCATCCAGTAAATAGATAATATCTGTATCGGTACGCTTACGAACTGTCGCAGGTAGTGAGCTTCTGTTTTTGACAACCTTGCCACTGCCTCCAGATTGAGGGATGTGAACCGCACGAGAGCCTATAACATTAGCGTCGGCATTATGTGACATCCTTAAGAAGCTGTTGTCCTTAAAGATTTCCTGCTCGATATGGTTCTGCCAGATTTCCTTCTGGATGGCCATAAAAGCAAGTCCGGTGTCTACAAACGACATTGCGGTTCCGGTGATCGCTCCGGCAGCTATTGAGGCTCCGGCCACCATAGGAGTTGCGCCGAAAAATACAGCTGCAACGACAAAGATGATCAGTGCGTTATACAGCAGGTTAAGTGGTTTAAAATGTTTCATTGTTCTATTCGGTTTTTGATTTGATGATTGATGTTAGAGCTTGTAATCCACGCCAAACTGCTCTTTAAATTTGGCTTTGAAACCCTCAAGGTTTTTCTCTTTTAAGGTTTCCAGTTTCCCAGCTTTGTCAAGCTCTGAATAGGTCAACTTCATAAGCTCATCACCGGCGGGTGCGTCGGTCTTCATTTGGCTTGAAGCGGTTGGGGTTGATGGAATTGAATCCAAATGTGCTTTTGCCGCGTCAAAGTCAGCATTAGCCAGTTTGATCATTCCCTCTTTTTGATCGGCAGTGATCTTACGATCTTCAACGGCTTTGTCAACAAGTGCGATGATCTTAGCGTCTTTGCCGGCATTCTCAGCCTCGTCAAGCTTCAGCTGTATTGCTTCCTTTTCGCTCTCTAAGGTTTTGATCTGAGTGCCTTGGGTTTGGCTCAGTGTTACCAGCTCTGCGATTGCGGTATGCGCATCGGTCTCGGTGGCACCGTCAGACAGTTTAAGCAGCGCCATTGTAGGCGCGGTTAATTGAATAAGTTTCATAGGTATTTCGGTGTTTTGATTAAGATTTGTAAGTACTTCAGAAAGCTTTACAAGCTCGTCGGCTTCGTTGTAAAGCACTACAGCAACAGATTCACTATTAGAGCCTATATCGCACATGGAAGCCTCTTTAAGCACTGATTTTTCGAGCCACTTTTCACCGTCTACTTCGACAAATTCAAGAGGTAAAAGCCCAGCGCTAGCCATTTTGATCGTTCCGTTTTCAACCTTTTTAAAGATTTTCATTGCGAAATCGTCGGTGTCGTCAAATACAGGCACGCCGGTAATCTGACCATCTTTTAATTCGATATCCTCCCAATATCCTAGTGGTAAGATTTCGTCAGCCTTTTCGCCCTTGGGTCGTATATGCATCCACAATAAGAGCGGATTGGTTTTAAAATCTGCTAAGTTGATCCCTGCGGTACGTACGCGGAAACCGTTGCTGTTTTTTGCCTCGGTACTAATTGGGAATCGTCTCGTACTCTTTTTCATAGTTGCCTGCTGCTTGTTGCATTTTGATGGGTCAAAGATGGTTTGGTATCGAGGGCTAAAAAAATGCAGCTTGGTAATACCCCCCGGTAAGTGGGTACGCTGCCCCCTGCAAGAGGTGGCGCTACAAAAGACAAATTCTTTTTTGGCGTGGATGCTTGCACCTTTGGCCTATGAAAAAAGAAGCCATACAGCGCAAAAAGGACTACGCCAAGCTGCTTTATACAGTTGAGGGCGTAACGGTACAAAAGGAACTTGCCGACCGGGTTGGGGTTTCTGCCGTGACCATGAACAAATGGGTTAAAGAGGAAGGTTGGGAAACGCGGCGGGCAAATGTGATCATTACTAAAGAAAGTGAGCTATACCGTGTATATCGTCAACTAACAGCACTAAATGATCACATTGAAAGCAAACCAGATGGAGAACAGTTTGCAAATAGTAAGGAGGCAGATGCTCTTGTTAAATACTCAGCAACTATACGCCAACTAGAAACCGACATGTCTGTGGCAGACGTGATCGAGGTAATGAAGCGCTTCGCGATTTACATACGTGAAGACGATTATCAAAAGGCAAAAGAGATTTCAAGCCTTGCAGACAGTTTCATTAAATCACTAATTAACTAATGTTAAAACCAGCCGAAAAACGCGCTTTAATAGACTGGGACGAGTTCATTGAAGATATGAACCGGGACGCTCCTGTGGCATCCAACGAAACCGAACGGGAAAAGCGCAAACGCATTGAAGCTCTGGAAGCCGACCACGAAGCTTGGTTTAGGTACTACTTTTCAAAATATTATACCTCAGAGCCTGCAAACTTCCACAAGCGAAGTACAAAGCGTGTAATGGAGAATCCCGAACATATTGAAGCCAGACCGTGGTCGAGAGAGTTGTCAAAGTCAGGACGTACAATGATGGAAGCCCTTAAACTATTTCTAACGGGGAAAAAGAAGTCTGCGTTTTTAGTAAGTGCAACACAAGATGCAGCAGACCTTTTGGCGAAACCGTACAAGCTCAATCTGGAGAAAAACCAGCGTATCATAAATGATTATGGTAATCAAGTTAAACACGGAGACTGGGCAACATCACGCTTTGTTTCTAAAAAGGGATTTTCGATGCGCGCCATCGGTAAAGGTGGTAACCCCCGTGGTAGTCGTGAGGAGGAAGTAAGACCTGATCTGTTAATAGTCGATGATTATGACACCGACGAAAGCTGCCGTAATCCTGATCGTGTTGAGCAGGATTGGGAATGGTTAGAAAGGGCTTTTTATGCCACGCGTTCCATATCGGTACCGTTGCTAATGATCTTTAATGGTAACATCATTGCAAAAGATTGCTGTATGGTTAGAGCGATCAAAATTGCAGACCACGCAGAGATTGTAAACATTAGAGACAAGAACGGTAAATCTACATGGCCTCAAAAGAATACTGAAGAAATGATTGATCGGGCGTTAAAGCCTCTAAGTTATTTTGCCATCCAGCAGGAGTATTACAATAACCCTATTACAAAGGGCAAAGTCTTCCAGCAGCTCAACTATAAAAAGTTACCGCCTCTTAGTCAGTACAAATTCCTTGTGGCCTATACAGACCCCTCCTATAAAAGCGGAAAAAAGAATGACTATAAAGCCACCTGTCTTATTGGTAAATGGCAGGATGAATACCACGTGCGGAAAATGTATTGCGATCAAACTACGACGGCACAAATGCTCGACTGGCAGTATGAGATCATTAAGGATGTAAACGGTAAAGTGCCGGTGTATTTTGTGATTGAGTGGCCGTGGATCGATGACACCTTAAAGCTTGAGATCAAAAAGGCAAATGAAAGGCACAAATTAACCCTTCCATTAATGCCTGATCCACGGGATAAACCAGACAAATTCTACCGTATTGAATCGAAACTGGAACCGCTTAACCGTAACGAAAAGTTGTGGTTTGAAGAAAGGCTTAAAGACAGTAAGCATATGACCAATACAGAAGACCAGTTTCTCGCACTTTCACCAACTAGTAAAGCTCATGATGATGCTCCGGATGCTGTGGAAGGCGGGGCAGTATTTATTGATCACAAGGTCAGCTCTGACACCAGCCAAATACAAACTAATGCCGGAAGGCGCACAAACAACAAACGATGGTAACACGTGACGATTTTAAGACTACGCTCTACTCCGAGCTGCTCAATGCAGTAGACCGCGGGGATCAGGATATACTAAACGATGCTATGGCTGCCGCTGAAGCTCAGGCAATGGGCTATTTAAGTCGGTACGATATAGATACGCTTTTTGCCCGGCAGGACGATGAGCGCGACAGTATGCTGCTCGTGGCCGTTAAAGATTTAGCCGCTTGGCACTTTATTATACTTGGTAATCCGGCAACCGATATGGAGCTGCGCAAGACACGCCGCGATGAGGCTATAAGTTGGTTAAAAGACATACAAAGTGGCAAGGTGGTACCGCGCAACTGGCCGCCTGCAATTGAAGAAAGCGCAGACCAACTATTTCACGTTAGCAGCGCGCCTAAGCGCAATACCCGCTGGTAATTTAAACACCGATTAAAACGCATTTAAATGGCACGAAAAGTATCTAATAAACGAATAACCAAGACAAAGGTTACCAAACCGGCTGGCGCTCCTGATCAGATAGTTTTGCACAAGATTGAGGTACGACCTTACAATCGTACGGAGCAAGACATCCCTAACTGGAGGCGCGCAATTCAAAGCGCAGAATCTCAAATCCCACGGCGCAGCCTATTGTATAACCTCTATGCCGATGTTGACCTTGACGGTCACGTCGAGGCGGTGACCGGAAAGCGTCGCGATCCTATCAAAGCAGCCAACTGGCAATTTGTAGATAAGGAAGGGACGCCGGTTGATACGGTTAATGATCTAATTGACTCCGTTGGTTTTGACGACCTGCTCGATGAGATTATGAACGCAAAGTTTTGGGGCTATTCTATGATGGAACCCACCTTTTGGCAAGATCAGGACGGCAGCTGGGAAATGGACGCCGGACTTTTGCCGCGTCTCAATTACCGGCCTGAGAATGGTATACTGAGTTATGACAGCTACAGCGAGGAGGGGGTTAATATTCGTGAAGGCATCTATGCCAAAACCATTATGGAGGTCGGCAAGATCAAAGATTTAGGCTTGTATATGAAGGCCTCGCCATACGCTATTTTAAAACGTGGCGGGCTGGGCGATTATGCGGCCTTTATTCAGACGTTTGGGAATCCTTTGATCGACGCAATGTGGAACGGCTTTGATGAGAAGCAACGCGTGCAGCTTCAGCAGGCTTTACAGGAAATTGGCGCAGGCGGTACCATCATACGACCCGATGGAACCACCATCGACATCAAAGAGAATAACGTCAATGCCACGGGCGATGCGCACGGTAACTTTTTGCGCTTTCTCAATGCCGAAATATCAAAGGCTTTAATTGGTACCACCGAGACTACCGAGAGCAGCTCCAGCTCTGGCTATGCGCAGAGTAAAACCCATCAGGAGCAGGACGAAAGCAAGCACGAGACCGATTTAAACTACGTTAGACGGGTGTTAAACTCACGTTTTATACGCATCCTGCAAAGTGCCGGGTTTGATACTCAAGGTGGTCGCTTTATCATTCAGGGCGAAAGTCAGGAACTCACAGTTAAGGAAAGTTATGAGATGTACAAGTCTATGCGTAAAGAGTTAGGACTGCCCATTGACGATGATTTCTTTTACGAGACTTTTGACGTGCCAAAGCCTGAGAACTACGATAGCCTTAAGGCTCAGCAGAAGGAACAAAAGCCACCGGTACCGAAACCCGGGGCAAAAAAGGCTAACAAAAAAGAAGATCCCGATGCGGTGAACCTTTCGCTTTCTGATGAGGAAACCAAGGAGCAACTTGATCGGGGGTTCTTGAACTGGCTTAAACGCTTTTTACCTTTTTTTTCAAAAGCCCCGGCGGAGACGACCGGGGCAACAGCCAGCTGTGGTCATCACCACACGATCAATCTGGCAGCGCTTGAAGGCTTTGATAATGATGGGTTGATCAATCGTATATGGGAGCAAAAAGGGAAGGTAAGTTTTGATGCTGCGCTCTTTTACTATACAGCAAGCACGTTGTTTAAGGGATTTAAAGAAGCTTGGGATAAAGCCAACACTATTACTTTAGCAGACGCGCCGGGCTTTGTGTATGGGATAGATGATCCTGCGCTGCTCACTGCATTTGAGCAAAATTTATTTAGATTTAGTGGAGCAAAAACCTTAGCAGAGGTGTACGAGTTAAACGAACTATTTAAAAAGGCTACCAGCTTTAGAGAATTTTACCAGATGGCTAAAGAGCGCTTAGGCGTCTTTAATAAAAACTGGTTAGAGACAGAGTACACCAGTGCGGTACTTACCGGAGAAGCTGCGGCAACGTATAACAGGCTTATTAAGCAAACAGAACTATACCCGTACTGGAAGTATAAAACCGCAGGTGATCATCTGGTAAGACCAGAGCACGCTGCCCTTAACGGTCTCGTTTTACCTTCTAATGATAAGCGCTGGGATAAGCTATTCCCGCCTAATGGATGGAACTGCCGCTGCTACATTGTGCCCCGTTTAAAAAACGAGGTGACTCAAGAAGAGCTGAGGGCTTCCCGCAAACGTGCTGACGCCTACCTAAACTCCAAGCAGTTTAAAAGCGAAGCATTACAAGGTTGGGGTGTTAACCGTGCGGCAACTGGAGAAGTGTTTACCGCAAACCAGCAGTATGTACATAAGTTTCCCGGGAAAGCTGCAAAAATGATCAACACGCTTAAACCGGCAGACTGGGGTCTTGACAGCTACAGCAATGCCAAAAAGCAAGCCACCGAAGCTACAAAGACTTATGAGGGCACAGCTGCTGAATTCTTTGACCAGTTAGAAAGCCTTAATGACCTACGCGTGATTAAAGACTATCACAAACGGCCGCTACAAGTGAAAGAGGGTAATTTTAAACGGCATACCAAAAGGCGTGCAGAACGAGTGCGTTTACTTGAAGCTTTAGGCCAGACGCTTACAGCCCCACACGAGGTTTGGTTAAATGGTGCAGAGCTGGGCGAGATGGTGTACATCTCATACTTTCTTGATAAAACAATCACAGTAAGGGCATCGATCAAAAACGGAACAATGGAGCTGCTTACGTGGTACGAGCTAACCGAAAAAAGAACAATCTTAAACAAACACCGCAACGGGCTGCTGGTGTATAAAAAGTAAAACCCCGCTACAAGAGCGGGGTTATAGATGCAGGTTAATATCAGATGACGCCGTCCCTATCAGCCGTAGGCCGCCCCCGTCACCTGCTAGGTGTTGGCCGCCCCTTTACCGTCATCATCAACTTACTACAAAGATACAGTAAATGAACTATCAAAAGCAATTAAACGACTGGTTTTCACGTTTTGAGCATCGTTTTGATGCTGCCGTGCCTACAATAGTATCAGATACTGCTGTCGAGTTCTTTAAAGAGCGTTTCAATACGCAGGAGTGGGACGGTGTGCCTTGGGAAACGCTTAACCCCAAATACGCAGCCACCAAAACCCGAGGTAAAGGGCGTATTCTTACCAGAACCGGTGATTTAATGAACTCCATTCGCCCCAGCGAAATCAATGCAACCCGGGTGGTAATCTCAGCCGGTAATACTAAAGCTCCCTACGCACGTGTGCATAATGAAGGATTACGCATCACCGGCATACGCAACGTAAAGAGTTATACTAACCGCAACTTTATGGGTAAAGGAAAACGGGTACAGATCAAGGCGCATACGCGTACCGTAAATTACAAGATGCCTGAGCGACGCTTTATGGGCAATTCTAAGTATCTCAATCAAGCTATTATTAACCGCCTTACGGCATTTTACAACAATCGATGAAAACGCTATTTATAGACCTTACAGATCGTCTGCAAGCCCTTGATGTGATCAAATGGGCTGATGAAGACAAAGGGCAAATGAATTATGAGAAACCGCCTATTCTATTCCCGGCGACGCTGATAGACATTCAAGAACCCCGGCGGCAAAATCTGAACTTAAAGATACAGGAATGTAACGCCCAGATCACTGTGGCCATTTGCTTAGACTGGAGAGGCAACACCAATGCCGTCACTCCTGAAGCTGCACGCGAAAAAAGCCTGTTTTATTATGATGTGGAGGAAGCGGTCTATAAAGCCTTGCAAGGTTGGAGCAATGGGCAAATTAACGCGCTGGAGTGTGTAGGCAAGCGAAAGCAAAAAAGACCTGATCAATTTACCGTGCTAGAGCTTGTTTTCACCACGCAATACCGAGACAGCTCTGCGCTAGACGCCGGGTAAATTCACGCGCCCAGACCAGTCAAAATGCGGGTATTGCTTGCGCAGCTCTGCAACCGGTGTACGCGCATCAACAAGGCGATTAACCAGGGCAGTTCGTTTTTTGAGTTCGTTGTAGATCGTGTCTGGCTCAAGGAAGAATTCTAAATGCAAGTGATGTAGGCAATCTTCATACAGCATACGGCATATAGAACCGTAGTAATAATACCGGTGCGCGATCGCATCTGCGCGGCGTGCTAAATTAGGCTTGCTGTGCGCCGGCTCAATAGGCTGAAATATAAGATTATCGTAAAGTGAGTATTGCCCTTTCATCTAGTAACAAAAATAACGGCTTGCTGTATAATAAGCAAGCCGTTAGCAGGGGGGGT